AAAGTGGAGCAAATCCTTATATTTCATTAAAGGCTGCTGGTACTGAAGTAGCTAAATTTAGCTATGGCTCAGCTGATAAATATCCTACTTCTGGCAATGGAGGAATAGGCGGTAATGGTGCTAACTTGCACCTTCAAGGAGATGATTCTGAAATAAGAATGGCCAATCAACTTATTCATTCAGATAATAGTGGTAATACTAAGTTTACAATTAGAAACGCGTATGGACATCATAGTGCATTAGCAGAACTTTCATTAGATGGTGGTTTTGTATCAATTAATTGTGGTAGTTCATATACAGAAATGGTAAAGGCTACAACAGGTGAGGTTATTATTGGCAATGCCAGTAGTACTGGTTATTATTTAAAAGTCCGGACACAACACGGATTTGGAAATCAAGGTCCTCAAAACAGTTCATATTATCACAATAATACTGACAGAGCTTATAACTATTGGGGACAGGCCTGTTATGCATCAGGTGGATTCCACACATATTCAGATGAAACTTTAAAGAAAGAAATAACTACATTAACTGGTGCTTTGGATTCTGTAGCAAAAATGAATGGTGTTACGTTTAAATGGAAGGACCCAGAAAAAAGAGGTGGGAATAGTGCTACTGGTAAACAATTTGGTGTCATTGCACAAAATATGCTAGAAGTAGATTCTGAATTACCTATATTAAATGACGACCCATTAGAAACTCAAGAAAATCTAGATGATTCAAGTAAAGATACATCTTATTATTCAATGGATTACTCAAGATTAACTCCATATTTCATTGAAGCAATAAAAGAATTAAAAGCGAAAAACGAAGCATTAGAAGCACGAATAGCAACATTGGAAGGATAAACTCTTATAAATAGAATATAATAGGAAATAATAATGGCAAAACCAAATTCAAAAACTACGTTTAAAGATTACTGCTTAAGAAGTTTAGGTGCGCCAGTGATTGAGATAAACATTGACGATGACCAATTAGATGATAGAGTAGATGAGGCTTTACAGTTTTATCAACATTATCATGCTGATTCTATCGAAAAATTTTATTTAAAACATAAAGTCACAAACTCAGAATTAACTACAGCAGCTGCTTCAAATGGTACATTTGTAAAAGACGAAATTATTACAGGTGGAACGTCCGGAGCTAAAGCTAAGATTGAATCAGTCACAAGTACTACTAAATTAAGATATAACGCATTAGAAGATTCGAATACTGCTTTTGCAGTTGGCGATGTAATTACAGGTGGAACATCTGGTGCTACAGGAACAATAGCTTCTAGTGGTATATCTATAGGTGATATAGAAAATGGATATATTGCTTTAAACGATTTAATTACAGAAGTTGTAAGAGTTATGCCTATAAGAGATACCGCAGCTTCAACTGATATGTTCGATATTAGATATCAAATACATTTAAATGATATACATTCAGTTGGCTTTATGGGGAATTTAACTGAATATGTAATGAGTAGACAATTTCTATCTTTATTAGATGTTGTTGTAGATTCAGACGATAAACATGTTAACTTTGATAGACATAAGAATAGATTAGATATTTTTATGGATTGGAGTGAAGAAGTAGATAAAGATGATTATTTAGTAGTAGAATGCTACAGAGTTATCGACCCTGATACATATACTGATGTATATAACGATTATTTCTTAAAGAGATATGCAACTGCTTTAATTAAAAGACAATGGGGTCAAAATTTAATTAAGTTCGAAGGAATGGTAATGCCAGGCGGAGTGACATTTAATGGACGTCAATTATTTGATGACGCAAACGAAGAAATAATGAGATTAGAGGAAGAAGCTAGATTGAACTGGGAACAGCCAGTCGACTTCATGACAGGATAAACCATGCCGAGAAACGTATACTTTTCTCAGGCCGTAAAATCTGAACAGAATCTTTACGAAGACCTGATAATAGAATCACTAGGAATATATGGACAAGATGTCTATTACATTCCACGTACTATAGTAAATCGAGATAGTGTTTTAAACGAAGACCCTGCTTCTACATTTGATGATGCTTTCCTTATGGAAATGTTTATCGAAAATACTGAAGGCTTTGAAGGTGAAGGAGATTTATATTCTAAATTTGGTTTATCAATAAAAGACACTGCAACATTTATAGTATCAAGAAGAAGATGGGACGATAGAGTTGGTCCTTTCTCATCACAGGTAGTAAATCCTAAACCTGCAGAAGGTGATTTAGTATTTTTACCTATGACAAATTCATTCTTTGAAATTAATTTTGTAGAAGATGAACAACCATTTTATCAATTATCTAATTTACCAGTTTATAAACTAGAATGTTCATTATTTGAATACAATGATGAAGACTTTGAGACTGGTGTTGATAGTATAGATACAGCAACAGCAAAAGCAGCATATCAATTACCAATTGATGTCACTATATCAGGTGGTAATCATTTTGAAGTTGGAGAAATAGTAGAACAAACACTTACTCCAGCATCTGGTAGCACGGCAGCTGTAAAAGTATTTGGTGAAGTACAGCAAAGAACAAAACCATCTGATATATTAAGTAAATTATGGATATCTAATATAGGAACTAGTGGTTCAACAGATGCAAAAGATTTCACAGTAGGTGGAACATTAACTGGACTTACATCTACATATACAGGTACTATTGCTACTATATATAGCGATTTAACAAATACAACTGGAACATCATGGGCTGCAGATGAAGAATCTCAAAACATTGATTTTGAATTAGATGCTGATGGATTTATTGACTTTTCAGAAGCTAATCCATTTGGCGACCCATCGGAGACTTACTAATGTTTGGCGACCATTTTTATCACGCAACAATGAGAAAATCAGTGGCTGTTTTTGGTACACTTTTTAATAATATCTCTGTTGTAAGGAAAAAAGCAGATGGAAGTACTATTAACCAAATAAGAGTACCATTAGCTTATGGACCTAAAGAAAAATATTTGGCTAGGCTAGATTCTGCTACTGGATTTGATGCTCAAATGTCTATTAAACTACCAAGAATGGCATTTGAAATGTCTGGTTTAACTTTAGACCAAACACAAAAACTTGCAAAAAGAAATACTATATCAGAGACTCATGGTTCAGATATTACTAAAAAGAAAACTATAAAGCATTATACTGCATATGATATTGGTATGTCATTATATATAATGGCAAAAAACCAAGATGATGGACTACAAATAGTAGAACAAATATTACCATACTTTCAACCAGAATATAATGTGACTATAAAGCCAGTTGATGGTTTTGATTACAAACAAGATGTTTCTGTAGTGCTGGGTTCAGTAGCTATTGATGACCAATATGAAGGTGATTTTACAGAAAGAAGAGTATTAGTATATCAATTAGACTTTAATATGAAAATGAAGTTCTTTGGTCCTACTGGAGATTCTAAAATTATACGTGAAGTTAATCTTGATTTCCATGAGAAAGATAATCCAGCTAGAATGTTTGAAGAAATGGACTTTACTATAGGTAATACAGATACAGAATCAAGTTTCACTGTGACTACAACAAAAACTGAAGGCGGATAATGGATAAAAAAGAAAAAATGCTAGCAAGTCTAGAAAAAAATCTGCCAGAAATAAAACAGAATAGACCTATAAAAATAGACAAAGATGTAAAAGATGATTATGAGTTTTCTCGTAAAACATATAAAGACTTAATATATACTGGTACTCGTTCAATGGATGTACTTGCTGAATTAGCAAGAGAATCAGAGCATCCAAGAGCATTTGAAGTACTTGCGCAAACAATAAAAAATATCGGTGATACTACTGAAAAGCTTATGTCTTTACAAAAGAAAAAGAAAGACTTAACAGCTGATGAAACTGAAAAACAAAAAAACGTGACGAATAATAATATGTTTGTAGGTAGTACAACAGACTTACAAAGACTTTTATTAGATAGAGATAATGTGATTGATGCAAAAGTTAAAGAATAATGAGTTTGGTTATCTAGGCAATCCGTCTGTAAAAAGAGATGGTGTTGAAACTGAATTTACAAAAGATGACATTCTAGAATATCAAAGATGTATGAGAGACCCAGCATATTTTGCTAGGACATATATTAAAATTATAAATCTAGACGAAGGATTAGTTCCATTTGATTTATATCCTTATCAAGAAAAAATGTTTAATCATTTTAATGGTAATAGATTTAGTATAGTATTAGCATGTAGACAAAGCGGTAAATCAATATCTTCAGTTGTATATCTTTTATGGTACGCAGTGTTTCATCCAGAGAAAACAATTGCGATATTGGCAAACAAAGGAGCAGTTGCAAGAGAAATGCTCGCACGTATCACGCTTGCGCTAGAAAATTTACCATTCTTTTTACAGCCAGGATGTAAGGCTTTAAATAAAGGTAGTATAGAATTCAGTAATAATAGTAAGATAATTGCTTCAGCTACTTCTGGTAGTTCAATAAGGGGTTTATCTATTAACTTACTTTTCCTTGATGAGTTTGCATTTGTAGAAAATGACGCACAATTTTATACATCAACTTATCCGGTAGTATCTGCTGGTAAAGATACTCAGATTATTATTACATCTACAGCAAATGGAATAGGTAATATATACCATAAACTATGGGAAGGTGCAGTACAAAAAACAAATGAGTTTAAACCATTTAGAGTAGATTGGTGGGACGTTCCAGGAAGAGATGATAAGTGGAAAGAAATTACAGTATCTAATACTTCTGAGTTGCAGTTTGAACAAGAGTTTGGTAATACATTCCATGGAAGAGGCAATACTCTTATAAGCGCTAATCATTTATTAGCTCAAGTAAGTGTTGACCCAGAGTTTTTTAAAGAAAATGTATGGGTTTATAAACAACCCGTAAAAGACCATGAGTATGTAATGACCGTTGATGTTTCAAAAGGTCGTAATCAAGATTATAGTACATTCACTATCATTGAT